AACTGACGGATAATGTTAAAGAGTTTGAAGCTGTGCTATCTCCTAAAGGTAAGATTATATTTTTAGGAACACCACAGTCAGATATGTCGGTGTATAATGATTTAGCACCGAGAGGTTATGACACTAGAATATGGCCTGCAAGAATGCCTGACAATACTAAAATTCATAGATATGAAAACAAACTAGCACCTTATATATCTGATGGTGACTTTAAAGATCTAGAACCAATAGATCCCGAAAGATTTAATGATTTAGAACTAAAAGAAAGAGAAGCTAGTTATGGACGTAGTGGCTTTGCCCTACAGTTTATGTTGGACACTACTTTATCCGACAAAGAAAGATATCCATTAAAATTATCTGACCTTGTTGTTATGGACATCAACAATGATATTGCACCCGTTAAAATTGCTTGGGCGGGCAGTCCTGAATACACTTGTGAAGATTTACCATCAGTAGGATTTACTGGTGATAAATATTATAACCCAATGTTTAAGTCAGAAGAATTTGGCGACTATAAAGGATCTGTTATGTCTATTGATCCTGCGGGTCGTGGCCAAGATGAATTGGCGATTGCCATAGTTAAACAGCTAGGTGGCAATCTATTTGTGCAGAACTGCACGGGGTTAAGTGGTGGGTATACAGAAAGCAATCTAACTAAGATTGCAACACTAGCTAGAGACACTAAAGTTAATGTTATAATTGTTGAGAGTAACTTTGGTGATGGTATGTTTACACAACTATTAAAACCTGTAGTCCAAAGGTATTATCCTGTGACTATAGAAGAAGTTAATCATACCAAACAAAAAGAACTAAGGATCATTGATACCTTAGAACCTGTGATGAACCAACATAAGTTGGTTGTAAGTCCACAGTTAATACGTCAAGACTTTGACACTAAAGATCCTAACTACCAATTGTTTTATCAATTGACTAGAATAACTAAAGATAGAGGCTCATTAAGAAATGATGACCGACTAGATGCTTTAGCTATTGCTGTAGCCTATTGGGTTGAACAAATGGCAGTAGACTCAGAAACACAATTGCAAGACCATAGAGAGCAACTGTTGAAGAAAGACCTAGAGTCATTTCTAGAGGGAACTCTAGGAGTAGGAGCTAAAGGCGACCGTTGGATCTAAAGTAAGACAATCAGGTCTATACAACTACTACGATTAATCTGATTAGAGTATCTATAGTATTATATCTATAGTATTAGTTGTAGTATTATATCTATTAGATAATATCATTGTGTTATCTCACTGTGTATACACACTGAAGAACTATATATTGTATAAGCAGTAGTCTTAGGACTACCATAAATCACAAATACTTAAATAAGCTAGTATTGACGTAATGACTTAACGACCGTTAGTACTCGTTAGTTGCTTTTGTGCAACAGTTTTGTTTTGTCAAAAAAATCTGAAAGGGTATCTTGTTTACATTCACTATCGAAAAACCCCCTTGCAACCCAAAGTTGTGACCATAATGGGTCAATTGTAATAAGCCAATAACCACAATAAAAGCCACAAAGGACTAAATATCCATTGTTTAATTATTACGGGTGTTGTTTTTGGTTTTGTGGTGGTTTGTGTTTCTTACGGGGCGTATCTGTTTTTTTTCTTAACTCGTTAAAAGTTGCCGTAAGTTATGGACACAAACGGCAACTCTTAAAGTTTTCCTGCGTGGTGTGTTTAAGAAACCCTATTATTATCCTTAAATTTAAAAGACTTGATAACGGGTTTATTCTCTTTTTTAATTCCGTCAGGAAATGGAAAAGACAATTGAACACCTTTTGAGTTTTCCAATGGTTTAACAGTTTCTTCTATTGTGTATGAAACTGTCTTTACTCGTTTATATCCTTTAGTCATTAGTACCTCTTTCAGTTGTTGGTTGTTGTTGTTGTTGTGGTTGATTTAAAGAACTCGGGATATTGGTTCTCGTTCTAATAGCCCGAACTCGTCTAAATCTTAACGGCTCACTTAATTTTAAACTTGGTACATTAAACGAAATTCCTTTAAATCGTCTTTTGTACGTAAGTTTAAAACTTTCCACTTTTTTGAAATACTTGTTGTTGTTTGTATTCCTAAAATGAAACTTGTTTAATATTGGGTAATCAAATCTATTTTTTGAAACCCACTTAATAAAATCTTTATGACTTGTTTTACTATTCATTGAGTTAGATCTTACGTAAGTTGCGAGTGCGTGAGTAAATTCCAAATATCTGTAAATGGTATGACCCGAGATATTTCCTTTAAACATTCTAAATTCTATTGTTTTCTCGGGTTCAGTATTTAAAATACTATGTCTATCGGGTAAGTTTCTCGCAAAGTATTTTATATTATGCCTATAATTTACTCGGGCATAACTAGTGTCGTTTTCTAGATCTCGCCCTGCAATCTCACAAATATATTTAAAATTACTTTGAAGATTTAAAAATTGACCAATTAAACCTATTTGATAACGAGTAAATAAATGTTTGGGAATATGAACGTGAACACCCGTTTTTTTATCTCGGTAAGAATATAAATAATCTTTTACGTTCTTTTCAAAGTTAAACCAATAATCAGTTTGTTTAGCATAGTCTAAAGTCATTGGTACAATATTTAATTCTAGCCCGTTATTACCTAGAGACCCGTCAGATTTACAAATAGCCGTACCACTTAATATTTTTTCTTCTAACATTTTATTAATTTTACTCGGGCAACGACTAGATTTATTAACTTCCAATTCCACACCCAAATACAAATTATTTTCTTTTACTTTCTCGTATGGCATTTGAGCAAACGGCAACCCGTCAACAACCTTAAATGAATAGGGTCTTAATTGGTTGTTATTACTTTCAAGATTAACACTCGGGAATTGATCTAAAGTTTTTTGATCTACGTTAAAGATAACAGTTTTTTTAGAACTGATATATTTAACTCTAATAGATCTAGTTAATTCACTATCATAATAACCAAAACTAAAATTAGACCCTCGCAAGAGATGATTAGCACAATAAAACTCGTTATCTACTCGGGATAAATCGCCACCAAAAAACGAAATATTAAAATTATTCAATACGTGTTTTAAGTTTTGATAAGGTATTTCTTTATAAAAAGACTGAACGTCCCCAAATCTTTTATAAAAACCCGTTAAAGAACATTGATAAACTTTATTCTTTTCAACAATATTCCATTGTAAGTATTCAATTAAGTTTTGAACGGCTTGAATAGTATTAAAATAAACTTGTTTTAATACCGAGTTTTTTCTCGTTCTTTTAATTATAAAACTTTCAAACGATCTTAAATTTTCATATTTAATATAACTGTATAAATCATAAAAATTTAATTCTAATCGGTGGTTAATTGTTGAAGTAGTAAGATTAAAGTTATTTCTAATATTAGCCCACAAATCACTCTTAACTCTTTCATTTAAAACTTTATCGTTTTTCAATGCGTGATAAATATTTTTACAAAATGAATAAGCAATTATTGTATTTAAATAATAATCTAAATTAGTAAAAATTAATATTTCTTCTTCAGTTAAATTTTGAGGGTGTTCAACTTTGTATTTTGTAAAATTTTGTTGATTAAAATTATTTCTTAAATAAGTTTCTTCAATTTGATTAACACTAGAAAAATCAAAACTGTTAGCATTAAACCAAATCGCAACTTGCTTTTTTTCTCTAAACTTTTTTAAGGTGTTAAAGATATTTGTGCTTAAAGATAAATTATTAAAAGTTTTATATTTTAATACGGCTCTTTTTTTTCTAGTTTTCATTAATGCACCCCTTTTTTATTTTGTGATGAATATGGTTTTAGATCTGAATATTGAACGTCTTTATTTTCTTCAAAATATAATTCAATATCTTTTGGGTCGGTTAGATCATAACCCGAGTATTGAGCCAAAATATAATGACTAACCAATTCGGGTTGCTCTTTACAAATTAATTCTAACTCGTGAACATCTGCCGTTTGAATTAAATTTGCAAAATCTTCGAGGTCTTTATTTGTTGGGTCACTATCATTTGTAGAATTATTTTTTTTATTATACTGAACTTTTATTTTTGGGTACGTTCTATAAGTGTTTGTTTGATCGTATTGAAAGTGATCATCATAACCAACATAATGAGTAGTACTAGGAATTATTAAAGTATTAGAATATTTTAATTTTCCATGCTCATGCCATTTACCTAAAAATTGAAATGTCTTTGTAAAATTATCTAATAATAAAACTCGGCTAGGAGTTTCTGCTTGGGCGATTGTTTCTAAACTATCAATAAATTTTTCATTATTTAAAAGTTTATAATTATTTTTTACAATCGGTCTTAATATAATTTTACTAAAATAATAAGTATCTGACATTTGACTAGTTAATAATGGACTAGGCAATCTCGGGGAATTGTGCATTAAAAATAAATCGGCTCGGTCATTATCTTGATTAAGAACTTGGAACGGGTGGCAATTTTTATTATTGGTGTTTCCGTTTGTTGTAATTCTAAAATGTAATGCGATCTGATCGGCTTTTTTAAAATGTTCCTTACAAACTTTTAAAATTTTATTAATCTTTTTAGTAAAAAACTTTCGTGTAATTACTCGGTTTGTATCTTTATCTAAATACATTAAACCAAAACCGTGAGGATTTTGAGTAAATGCTTTTTTAATTATATCTTTTGAAAAATGCTTTGGTTTGCCTTGAATTATTAAACACATATTGACCCCTTTTATTTTTATTTTTTTAATTATTCTCGATACCGAGATTAATAGCATAAATGCAACTAATAACAAAAATAAAACTTGTTTTTTATTGTTTAATACCTATATTTGAGGTGTTGCAAAAATATCACATAATTGTGGTATTCAAGCAACTATCATAAAATGGCTCGTTTATTGGGTTTTGGCTTGACCTCTTTATTCAATAAACGGGTTATTAAAAAAGGGCTAATTAATGAAAAATACAAAAATTCAACATATTCATCAAAAAAATTCTTCCATAAATCAACGTACAGCATCATTAAACCAAAAACGTGAACCGAGTATTAAGGGAAATAATAAAGAATTATTAAGTGTTTTAAGTTTCTTTGTTTTCTTTTTTGGTATGATTAGTTTTTTTATAACTTTAAATGATCTAGGTACTGGATTGTTAATTTCTATTATTTCAATAATTGGTGGTTTGTTGTTGTTATCAAGAACGGCTTAACGGGTTGAGTTTTTTAGGAGTCGCCTGCACCGTAATGACAAAAAACATCTAATTATTATTACAAAATAAATAATATTTAACGAGTTAATACAGCTACTCGGTTGCCTACAAATTAAACTCGTTATCTAAATAATGAATTACAACAACTAATTTTTTAGGAATTAAAAACATAGCCGATTAAATTTAAGAACTCGTTATTTAATTTTTAACGAGTTTGTTGCTGTTGGTGTTGCTTTTGGGTGTACTTGTTGAATTAGAATTATTAATTGTTTTTGTATTATTCTTATTTTTTAATTCAGTTTTTATTTGTTGTTTTAATTTTTTATAAAAACTCGGGTGTTTAAATTCAAAACTCATACATTAGAATTATTCTAAACTAACTGTTCATTTTGGGTTTTTTCAAAATTCACTATCATAAGCTACAATTGCAAACTAGCTTAGACAAGTTACAATTGCAATATAGAAAACTTATTGACTAAGAGAAAGTATTGATATAAAGACTAAATTGATGAAAGGGGGTAGAAATGAGCAATATTAAATTTCATTTATCAGCGACTACTAAATGCACCTCTATGAGTGGGGGAAATGCAAAAGAAGGTTGTTGGATATGTCAACATCAACAAGCACCAACCAAATAAATCTAACAAGGAGTTAATATGATTAAGATAATACGATCTTATAATTTTGATTTCTTGGGCATGAATTGGTGTTTAGAGCAATTCAATACAAAAGTTGTAATACCAAATTCAAAGTACGGATTTTTTAATTATAATACCGATATGACTTGTATTTATATCGGAAAGTGGCTATTGACACTCACAAAGTAATAGAAAAGTGTTCTTTGTAAACCACTTTAAAAACACAGTATAGGGTACGACATATGAAAAAAAACAACGTTGATTTGAGAGGGTTATCTCGTGGTTTAGAACTTATGAAACTGTTTCAAACTATTGATGATAAAGTTGACATCAGTTGTTATGCGATATTTTTATTAGTTTGTTTCCAAGACGGAATAAACAATGAAAATATTAAAAGTTATTTCCCAAATATGACCAAATCTAGGGTTTCTAGATGTGTGCATATCCTTTGTGAAGTAGCTAAAACAAGAAAAGATAGACAAGGGCTGAAGTTATTAAAACAAGAACTAAACCCCGAAGACTATCGTCAGAGAACTTTAGTATTAACAGAAAAAGGAAAATCTGTTAGAAGTAAGGTACTCAAATTGTTGGGGTATTAACTAGGAGTAAATATGCCTGACAACAACACTAGGATAACAGTACGACAAGCGATAACAAGAGTAAGTGATATGGATTGGATAAGACAAAAAAACGGAATATTGAGCATTAAAAATGCAGAGGTGTTCGCAACGTTTTATGGCTTTGAAAATTATTTAAATGATCTAGCGACAGAAAACGTTAGAAATTTTAAACACCATTGTAGAACTGAATTGTCGTATAAAAATGGTACAATAAATAGAAAATTGGCGGCTCTTTCCAAGTTATGTACTTGGGCAAGAGGTGTCAAAGGTTTTCAGTTTAAATGGGGATTACCTCTTATTGAATACGAGACTGAAAACAATAAACGAGAGTTTGTTCTTAGTAAAGAACTAGAAGATAAATTACTAATGACGGCTCGTTTAAGTTACAGAGATGATGAGGCAGATCTTTGGGAGTGTTTAATCGAAACGGGTTGCCGAGTTAGTGAGTTATTAAAACTAACTTGGGAACAAGTTGACGATAGGTTTTTACATCTTGTTGATACTAAAAACAATCAAGATACTGACAAGCCATTAGAAAGGTTTGTGCCTATTTACGATAAAGTAAATAAAATACTTGCAAAGAGAAAAAAGATGGGTTTAGAAAAACCTTTTCCTTTATCTATCCACGCAGTTGAACACGCATGGAGAATGATGAGAAAAAAACTAGGTATGGAACACGAGAAAGATTTTGTAATGCACTCGTTAAGACATACTTGTATAACACGTCTATTGAAAAAAAAGATTGGAATTGAAGTGGTGCAAAAATTTGTTGGTCATCAAGATATTCGTATGACACAAAGATACAATCACCCCACAAAGGACGATCTTAGAAATGCTTTAGACGAAGCGATGAGTAAATAAACAAATGATAAGGTATTGCAACACTTTGGAGGCAACGGTGGGAATCGAACCCACATACAAGGATTTGCAATACTTTGTTTCATTATTAACCCTAACAATTTGAGGAGTAGATAACGAGTATGGCAAAAGAAGGTACGAGTACGAGCTTACAGGATCAGGAACAAATCAGAGAAGGAACTTGGATTAAACTTGGTAAAGACCGTTATGACCGAGCCGAAAGAAAGAATCAGTCAAAAGGTAGAAATAGTGTAACACCACCATTTGTCTATGTTCAAAAACAGTTGTTAGTACCTTTATCAGAACGAATCGAATTATTTATAAAATCACAATACAAAGTTGCAGGCCGAAGACATACAGCAAGTGAACCATTAAAAGATTTAAACGACTCTAAAAAAATTGCACTTATAACTTTAAAAATAATTATTGATTGTATTGCCTCACATAAAACTTTAGCACAGACAGCATTACAAATTGGTAGTATGATTGAAGTTGAACTTCA